TATGAGGTAAAAACGTACCACTCAACCCTTCATCAAGTAGCAAATAAAATGATGAAGCTAGTTGATGTATCATCTATAAAAGACTTAAATGAAATGGCAAATGTATATGAGAAGTTTGTTAATCAAATTGCAAACAATCTAGAAATACACACGTCTAATAAACCTTTAGGTGAAGATAATCGCCCAAAAGATAGAATTAAACTAGGCCTTAGCCCCAGTACCGTAGTAGAAGAATGGAAAATAGAAAAATAATATAAAGGAGTAATCTATGAGTTTAATATTTAAACCTAAAATCAATTTTAATTTCGGAACAGGAAAACTGTCAAACTGTAAAACCAAAACAGTAAAGCGAGAAATAGTTCATTGGTCTACTAAAGAATTAAATAAACTCACAGACCTTAAAGCCCTCGGTCTCACCTATATACAAATAGGTAAACTCCTTGGAAGGTCCGCAAATAGTTGTGGCACTGCTATGTTCACTCATGACCTGAAGAAAATCTACAAAATTCGTAGAGAAAAAATGATAGAGGACATTATTAATGCTTAGTTCTATAATGTGTTTAGCCCTTAACCTATACTTCGAAGCAAGAAGTGAAAGTCTTGCAGGGCAATTGGCCGTAGGTTTCTCTACAATGAATAGAGTAGCTGATAAACATTATCCAAATGAAGTATGTGAAGTTGTAAAGCAAGCAAAATACAACGGATGGAGTAAAGACCCCATCAGACACAAATGCCAGTACAGTTGGTTCTGTGATGGTATGTCTGACATACCTACCAATGATCACGATTTCTTAGAATCTACAATACTAGCCTCTAATATCTATTATAAAAGAGTAACAGATATCAGCGGTGGTGCAACCCACTACCATGCAACATGGATTGACCCACCAAATTGGGCCTACGAAATGAACAAAGTAATGACTATCGATCAACATACATTCTATCGGAGGTAACATGACATTAAAAGAAAAATTGGCCTATCAAAAGAAAGTAAATCATATAAAAAATGAAATATTAAATTATGAGGAAATAGTAGACCGTAATAACTACTTTAGTAAATATGGTGAAAAAAGAATACTAGTCCTTAACGCTCAACTCGAAAAATTAACGAGAGACTAATATGGACATAAACGAAGAAACAACAGATGCGGCCTTCGAAGAGTTCATGGTTGAAGTAGAGTACTCAATCAACCTACATGTTAATACATGTGATGAACATCTAATCGTGCTCGCCAAGAAAAACATGCATGAAAAACTAGATGAGTATATTCTGATGTATACTAATCTTGTCTTAAAAGACCTTGAAGAAGGTGGGGTAATAACCCTGAATTAATAATACCCAATAAGGCCTATAGAGAGCCTAGCTAAAATACTCTATAACTCAATAAGTAGGAAATAATTATGAAAATTTCACAAGCAAAAGAAGTAGTAAAAGGTTTAGTAAAATTTAACTTGAATGCAGATTCAAAAGAATTACAACTAATACCTATGCTACACTCAGCTCCCGGATTAGGTAAATCTGCTATCGTTAAACAAGTAGCCGAAGACCTAGACATCGAGTGCCGAACAGTAATATTCGCACAATTCGATTCAGGTGAGTTAGGCGGCTTCCCTGTATTATCAGAAGATCGAAAGCAATATAATCGTGCTAAACCTTTCTTCATGGCCTTTGAAGAAGATAGCCAAGGTATTCTGTTCCTAGATGAATTGCCACAATCTCCTGTTAGCAACCAAAACATTGCTGCTCAGTTAGTTAACGAAGGTCGTATCGGTGAGCATAAACTACCAAGAGGTTGGACTGTAGTATGTGCAGGTAATCCTATGGCCTCACGAGCAGGTACTAACGCAATGCCTAGTCACCTTAAAGATCGTCTTACACACTTTGATATCGAACCAGATACGGAAGCATTCTTAGATTATGCTTTCAAGAGAGATTTTACTCCAGAGGTTACAGGATTTCTATTACATAGACCTGAATACCTATCTATGTTCGATGCTAACGTAAATGTATCGCCCTCACCACGTTCATGGGAAAGAGCTAATACCATTGTAGGTCTAGGTCTACCATCAGACTTAGAAATGATTACATTAGCAGGTCAAGTCGGTAGTGCAGCAAGTGCTGACTTCATAGGTTTCATTAAGATTATGAGAGATCTACCAGACCCTATCAAGTCTTTAGCTAATCCATTAGGAGCTATGATACCTGAGAAACCTGCAGTTCTGTATGCTTTCTGTAGTGCAATAGCTGCCTACGTTACTGAAAGTTCAGCCAAGAATTTCACTACTCTGATAGATCGTATCGAGAAGAAAGAATTCTCTGCCATGGCTATACGTACTGCAATCAAACGTAAGCCTGATCTAGCCAAAGGTAAAGGCCCTATCAGTGATTGGCTACTGTCAACAGGTAAAGACCTTCTACTATAGGATACCCTATGGATACTCTAGAAAATCTAATGAAGGTATCGAAACACTCGATGCCTTCAGAGGATTCAATACGCAACACTATAAAATTACATAATTTATGGAATGCAGGGAGAGGCCACTACAGTATTAATAACCCTAACTCCACAAATAGACTATGTGTTGAAAAGTTTATATCGGAGTTTGAAAAATTATTAGTTCTTCATAGATTAGGTATAGATATGAATACCATTATAACTCAACTGAAATTAGAGGAGAAATAAATGACTGACAAGCTAATTATAAGACAAGCTGACCATGATGATTATACTGACTTTATGACAAGTAACGCCATACGTCATCGAGTACTAAAACACATTAACAATCTACCTGAAGAAAAGCAAGAAGCCCAACGTGAAAAGCTTAGAGTCCTGTATAAGATGGGAATAAGTTGGAAAGGTATTAAAGTAGCGATCTTAGGAGAAATAAATGAAATTCCTTAACGACCTACTAACAAATACAGAAAACAGTCATTACGCAAACTTTAAAACAAGTATGGCTATCCGTAGTAAAGTGCAAAAATACATTGCTGAATTGCCAGAAGATCAAAAAGAAGCTGCCCGTAATAAACGTGATGTACTCTATAAACTGGGAGTACCTTGGCCTTCTATAAGAAAGGCAATAATGGAAGAGGTACAAAAAGATGGAAGCAAAGATAGATATAACCCTGACAGCAAAGGGTAGTGTTGCCAAAAATAAAGCAAGACACATACTCCTAAAAGCTGTCCAATCAAAAATGAGACTAACCAAACAGTATGAAGATGGTAATTCAAGTTTCTGGTGGATGAATATACTTAGAAGTTGTCCGAAAGGAACTAACTTCGAGCATCACTTCATTACCAAATGGAATGCAAGAAATGATCATAACGCCATTATGAGTGGTGATGAAAATGAACTGCGCATCCAATTTAAAACACCCGGTGATGCCGTCGCCCTGCTACAGTACGCAGAGAAAATAGCCTTCACTGTCACTGGTACCGCCACTGATGACTGGGGTACAGCTTATCAATGGTGTGGTGATGAAGGCTGGTTATTAATTAAGGAGAATAAAGATGGAAGCAAAACTGAAAATAAGTAGAGCCTTGACTAAGCTAGCTTGTGAAGATCCATTCTTTGGATCTTGTGCATTGCGCTTAGACGTAAGACCAGAACCCCGTATATCTACCGCTTGTACAGATGGTAAGTCTATATTGTGGTCACCTGAGTTTATTGATAACTGCTCTGAAGAAGAAACTGTAGGTCTTATATGTCATGAGATATTACATGTATTGTTTGTACATTGTATACCTCTAGGAGATAAGAATAAAACCTTAGCTAACATAGCTATGGACTTTGTTATCAATGAAGTTGTACAAAACGAATGCAACTACAAACTGCCTAAAGAAGGTATAATGCCTGAAGCTAGGTTCAAAGGAATGACTTGGCAACAAGTTTACTCCATCATAGAGCAAGAAGAAAAGTATCAACAAATGGCGGCTGACCCCACTATAGCTGAAATCTTCGATCATATTGATGAGAATAAAGACCTGTCAGATGCAGAGAAATCAGAGCTTAAAGCAGACATTGAACAAATGGCTACTCAAGCTGCTGAAGATGCTTCAAAGAAACAAGGTCATATACCTGGACAGTTGCAAGAGCTAGTTGATAAAATCCGAGCGCCCAAGGTAGTGTGGCAGGAGGTATTGGAAAACACCTTGCGCGGTAATAATCCTGATGACCAAACGTGGAGAAAGCCTAATAGGAAAATGTTAAGTGCTTATGATATCTATATGCCCTCAACAGACCATCATGGTATGGGTAATATCGTATGTGGGCTTGATACATCTGGTTCAGTATCAACTAAAGAGTTAGAATCCTTCTTATCTGAATTAAACAGTATTAGTCAAACTTGTGGCTATGAATCCATAACAATACTGTACAATGACTCAGGTGTAAGCAGTGCTTCTACCTTCTACCCCGGTGATGATATCACTGAACTTCATGTAACAGGTAGAGGTGGCACTTGCTTCAAACCTGTATTTGAGTATGTAGAAAAATATGATGTGGAAATAGATCAAATGATATACTTCTCTGATATGGAAGTAGGATCTTCTAACTTCCCAGATCAAGCACCATACTACCCTGTACTATGGTGTTCAACAGGTGCTCAAGAAGCACCTTTCGGTAAAGTTCTAGACTTAAGAGGAATCTAAAATGAGTAGATTAGAGCATCAAAGAACAGACTTAGTAAAGCTTAATACACGAGTCCTAAGTTATCGTACTGATATAGATACATTGCTACGATTATATCAAATAAAACCTCAAGATATAGCTAAAGTAAAGGGTGATGATTATCGATGGGGTGGGTATCAGGGGGATATCAGTACAGAAGACCCTAACTACATCCCCCATGAACTACTCCGAAGCGCTTATAATACCATACTATCTCGTATAGGAGATATGAAAGTAGCAAGAGAATCACTTGCGAAGCTACCTAATGGCAATGATAGACATGGAGGTTTAAATAAACTAAAAGAGATAGCAGTAAAAACCGCCACAGTACTAAGCAACCATGATTGTCCTGAAATACATATTGGTGGTGATCTACATCGGTTAGAGTATAATACTAATGGTAATATAATGAATTACCTACATTATAGTATACAAATCGGTCCATCGTGGGTCCGTAAAGTTGTCCGAAAAGACCTATCCATACAAGATATTGCAGGTAGAGAAGCAATGGTGCTTGATGCAAACCAACTACCAACCACACCTGAGGGTTATGAAGCCTACGCAACTAAAGTTGTTACTATACGTAGACCCATATCTAGAGTAAAGCAAATAGAAGTTGCTAAAGCATGGGAAGAAGAACATATCCCGGACAAAGGTACGCTAGTAAAATACCACGACTTCAAACATCCAGCCTTCTTAAGATATGAAACCCGTTATGTCGTCCGAACTATGACCACCGATGGTTGGAAGTCATGTACAGGTACGACCGTCAACTGGGCTGCATCGACCTTGAAGCGTCGGATGAAAACCATTATGCTAAGGAAACTTAGTGTATAACCATAGCACCCTTTAAGAGAAGGGATCAACTGGAGTAAATAGTATGACGAAAAAAACTAAGACCAATGACTTGATCGATGAGTTGGGTAATGTGAATCGAGGCGAACCGACACTCGCTGAGATAAATGATACCTTTCCATCAGATCATGAGCTAAGTCTAAGACAAGCAGCTATCAATCCCGGTCACTATAAAGAAATTGTGCCCGGATTTGAATACTTTGATATCATGGACCATGTGCTTAAAGGATGGAAAGGCTCTCAAGCAGCTAGTCTAGCTAATGCTTATAAATATATGTTCAGATTAGGTAAGAAAGATGCAGTACTACAAGACCTAGGTAAGGCCTTATGGTACCTTGAACGTCTTCATAAAGACATTGAAGACAATGGTAAAAGGTGATTCTACCTAGAGGATTCTCTTCTAAAAGAATAAACCGTAGTAAAATCAATCAATAGGAAGTATTATTATGAACGCAAAAGCAACAAAGAAAAACAGCACCCAAGTAGCAGTAGTCCGTGATGTGGAATTCCACTATCCTCACTTAGCTAGCCCACATGCCCCATTCGGCAATGATATTTGGGATGTCCAACTTCGGACCAACGATCAAGACACTGCAAAGCGTCTAACTGATCTAGGTGTTGGTATTAAGAAGCATGACGATGGTTACTTCTTCGGTAACGTAAAACGCCCTACCACCAACAAGGCAGGTGACGTTAACGAGGCTCCAGAAGTATTAGATGCAGCTAAATCTAAAACAGCTATCAATCCACGTAATATTGGTCACGGCTCTAAAGGCCATGTTAAGCTATTCTCTTACGAGTATAACTTCAATGGTAAAGCTGGCACTGGTGTACAGTTATTGGCTATACAGATCACCGATCTAGTGAAGTATGAGCCAAAGTCTGATAGTGATGACTTCGGTATTGAAGGTGATGCAGTAGAAGCTGCGGACTTTTAAACTTGTGGGGTCAGCAATGGCCCCTTATTCTAAAAAGAGGAAATAATTATGAATAGTAAAACTAAAGGTACCCAGAAGCCTTGGGAATGTGAACACTGCGGTAAAACTGGTAAAAATCGTGCCAACTATCGTAGAGATCATGGTAGCCGCTGCCCTAATTATCTAGTAGCAAAATCTGGGCGTGATAGATTGCTAGGATTTACAGTAGGTGTTGCATCTATCGGTGTTCTATGGGGAATATCAGCATGGGTACTGTAGAACTGTTATCTGAAAAAGTAATTAATCTAGTAAAGCAATACACAAGAGGTCACCAAACCGCTGAAGATGTATTAAATTCACTAGAGCAAGTACTTATCAATGATGGGTATGTTACCCCCGAAGAGCTTAACCTAGGTGGCTCCAATGAGGGCCAAGACCTTTAAGGAGGTTATATGAAAAATATAATTGTAGACATTGAGACTGATGGGTTATTAACAGAATTAACCTCAATCTGGTGTATAGCAATCAAAGAGGTAAATGGTAGTACATTATCATTCTCAGACTATGATGACAATCTACCTAATAATGCTGAAGCTATCCCCTATATGGAAGCTGCTGATCGTATCATAGGTCATAACTTCATAAGGTTTGATGGTCCTGCTATCACAAAGATACTAGGTTATACCATACCCTGTGAAAAGATCTATGATACGTTAATCATGTCACGCTTAAATCAGTTCAACAGAATAGGTAAACATAGTATGAAGTCTTGGGGTGAGAATCTGAACTTCCCCAAAGGTGATTATAATGACTGGTCTGAATACAGTCCTGAAATGATGGAGTATTGTATACAGGATGTCACTGTAAACGAAGCTATCTATCATAGAATAGTCAAGGAAGCTGATATTATCCTAAGTAATACTTCAGGTAAATATCAACAAGCTATTGATATTGAGCATAAAATGTCTCACTATACAGCCATGCAATGTGCTAACGGCTGGGAGTTTGACCAAGAAGGTAAGTTAAATTTAATGAAATTAATTCAAGATGAATTAACCCACATTGAAGAAACTGTAGAACCCCTCCTTGGCTCAATAACAATAATGATTGATAAGGAACCTAAATCACCTAAGTATAAGAAGAATGGCGAGTACACCTCTGTATCTGCCAGAGTCTTAGGTGAGTACTTAGGTACTTATGTAGACCCTTCCGATGCGTTGAAGGTACCACCCCCTATAGCACCCGGTACCAACTTTCAACGGAGTGTACTGACACCTGCACGTATAGGCAATCAAGATCATCTGAAAGACTACCTAGAGCGTAATGGTGTTGTATGGGATGACTGGAACTTCAAGAAAGTAGATGGTTCCTTTGTAAAGACCTCACCTAAACTAACTACCAGTGCCTTAACACGTATAGGGCCAACTGGTATTATGATAGATAGGTTCTTTACTCTTCGTGCTAGACTGTCAGTACTTACTGGCTGGGAAAAGATGTACTGGAATGGTCGTCTTCATGGTGATGTAATAGATATAGGTGCTGCCACAGGTAGGCAAACACATATCGGTATAGCTAATATACCTTCCCCTAAAGCTGCCTATGGCTCTGAAATACGTAAGTTATTCAAAGTCCCTAAAGGTAAAACAATCATATCAGCAGATGGTGCATCTTACCAAGCCCGTATCATGGCACACTTTACTAAAGATAAAGAGTTCATAAAAGAAATTACCATAGGTGATATACACCAGAAGAACGCTGATGCAATAGGATGTTCTAGAGCAGAGGCTAAACCATTCTTCTTTGCATGGGCTTTCGGTGCAGGTGGGCGTAAACTAGCTAGCATCTTAGGTATACCTGAATCTGCTGGTAATAAAGCCAAGAATAAGTTTCTTAATCGATGGCCTACTCTGCGTGATCTAACAAAAAGATCACAAGTTGCAGCACAGAGAGGATATTTATATGGTGTTGATGGTCGAAAGATTATCGTAGAAGAAAGCTATAAAGCATTTTGTTATCTTATTCAAGGTACAGAAGCTATCATCTTCAAACACACTATAGTAGATATCAATGAAG